ACACCTTGTATTTTATTACTTCCTGTACCTGCTTGAACGGTAATTGCATCTCCTGCTTCTAAGTTTAAACTTTGTGGTGAAGCATTAACTTGTGACTTTGCTCCAACATCACTCCTAAAAAATTCATATTCCGTATTAGAATCAGATGAGTCCTTAATATTCATGTGTACTAAAATTGCTGATGATGCATCATTGTTTGCACAATAAATACTTTTAACAATTAAAGTTGCATCAGCAGGGCACGTCAACACTGTTGTTTTATTTGTATTAGTTTGTACAAAACCTTGATTTTTATATCTTATAGTCATGATAAAAAGTAATTAAACGCATCTTGTTCATTTTTCAAGTCTTGTTGATATGATGTATTAAGTTGGTTTTCTACAGTTTCAATAGCTTGGTTTATTTGTCTAAAATTTTCTGCAGAATATTCTTGTTGAGGTTCAGGTATATATACATTTATTTTTGCCATTATCTTCTACCATCAATATTTACATCTGCTCTAAATGTTCCAAACCTCCAAGTTTCGTCAACTTTAGTGTTTTCTATTCGTATGTTTGCTAATCTACCACGAACCCTAGTATCAATTTTACTTGTATCAGTTTTTACTGTAAATTGAGCAGTCGTAGTATTTCCAGATATTGGAAAATCTTTTGTATTTAAAGTAACTTTAGCTTCTCCTTGTAAATTTTTAAAATCAGGTAAAAACCTGCTCACTCTTAATAAAAATTGTCCATCGCCTTCTGTTGGTAAATCAAAATCTCCTGATTTTATAAAAGCTGCAATTGCAGATGGTTGTGCGTTTAAATCTACTTTATTCACGCCAACCTCTTGAGCATAATATGTGGAAGCTCCAAAAGTATTTGTAGCTCCAAACAAATTTGATGCAGAAGGCACAGCAGTCGGGTCGTACTCTGTTGCGTATGGTACTGCATATGTAGATGCATCTGCATATGTACTTCTTGATAAAGTCATAGTAGTCCAAGTATTTTCTACATAGTTGTATGTTGCTGATCTATTATTCTGTAAAGATGGATCACTGATTGGAGTTCCGGCAGGATAAAACCATACGATCTCGTTGAATAATGAATTATGAGATGCATAAATGATTTCATTAGATGCATAATTTACACCAACATTGTTTCCTGTAGTCGTAAATACAAAATCCTCTATTAGTGAAGGTAGAAGTTTTACTGTTCCGTCAAACTTAAAAAATCCTCCACCTTTACCCATCCAAAAAACTTGACCATCTGCATAAACCGCTGCATGTTGACCAAGACATCCACAGTTAGAACCAACTTGTCTTATAGAAAAAGTAAAAGGTGGTCCAACAAACTGCATTACGTAAGCTGCTTGATCAGTTAAAATTAAATTGTAATCTTTACCAGATACAGCTGCTACTATTTTGTTTCCGGTGTCCAGTCTAAATGTTCCTGCCGTATTTGTAGAAGTTGGAACATAAGTTGTATAGTCTTCTTGGTCACTAAATCTAATAAACATGGGATCCTGTGTAGTTGCATCACCTATTGTAGTCTCAGTACCAAAGTGTACTACGTGCCTATCTCTATCAGAAGTTATTGTTAGTCTTGATGCGGTTGGTGCACCAGACATAACTACAGCTCTTCTTTCAAGTGGATTTGATAGACCTGCATCCCAAACCCAAGTTTTACCATCTTTAATTGTTGCAATTAGTTGCTCTCCAAAATTATCTAATGACCATGAACCAGGATCAAGTATAACTTGTGTTGATGTACTTCCTATACCCCATGCCACAGTTCCCCATGTGCTTGTGCCCCAACCATAACCATAGGTTTGTATTGTAGGACCAATCTCAACATATGGGTTTATTACTCCACTACCTGTTGCAGAAGTCGACCCTGTTGCTGCGGAAGGCATTGTTATATCAAAAGTATTAGCTGCCACATTTAAAACTTCAAATGTATTATTTTCAAAATCAGTAGCTACAAATCCTGCTCCAGTTGGTGGTGTAACTGATGTAAATGTTATGTACTCCCCTAATTCTAAATTATGTGATGTTTTGTTTACTGTAACTGTAGTTGATGTATTTGTTGTTGTAAATGTTGCACCAGATATAGCTGTATCAAGAGGAGTAATATCATAAAACGCATCCTCATAATAAACATATAAAGCTTTAGATGTCCCTAGTGCAGCGTACTTTCTACCCTCTAAATCATTCCAAGTGTGTTGAGCTCTTGCAGGGCCAGATATTGTTTTTTGACCTATAGCCTCAAAGCCACCAATTTTCTCAGGTTGTCCATATCTAAATCTTACAAAATCACTATCAATCCATTGGCCCTCTGCACCTGCAGGTGTATCGGTTTTATTAATGCCTGCTCTTATAGAAACGCTAGTTAAAGGCATAAAATCTCCTAAGTTTTTATAATATAATTTAAAGCAATATAAGGTTGTAAAATTGACATGCTTGAACCACTCCATCCATGGTTGTGCGCTCCACCACCACCAGTGCTGCCAAAAGTAAAAGTTCCACTAGCGCTTCCTTGATCTCCTCGTTGTGGAATTCTATCAACACCATCTCTGTGTCTAATACCTTGTTCTTGTTGATGACCTGGGTGTGTATGGGTATGTGAAGGTATTTGAGAAATTGTTAAAGTGTGGTTTGCAACAGTTCCAGAAGGTGTTTGCGATTCTGCACCACCAGTTGATCCTAATGCTTTTGTACCAGATCTTCCTAAAGGAACATTATTTTGTAGATCAGGTAAGTTAAATGTCGAAGCTCCGTCACCTGTACCATAAGTTGTTGAGATTACAGAAAATAAATTTGCATAAGTTGTTCTTGAAACAGCAGACCCATCACAATACAAAAATCCAGTAGGCACAGTTGTGCTTCCGTGTGGTACAATGGTTCCTGTTTTTACACCCGATGCTGAATATTTTGTTTCTGAATATCCTGACATTATTTATCCTTATAAGTCCAACCAACAGTAGCATTAGCATATACTAATGTAAAAGCTGCTCCTTCAACTGCTACTGTTAAATCAGATGTTGTATTTAATAATTTACTTGAATTTCTTCCCACAGTTAAATTGTTACTATCAAAATTATATTTTGAATCTAAAAAAGTTACTTCATCACCAATTGATGGTGAAGCAGGTAATGTAACCGTAAAAGCAGAAGAAGAAGTATCTACAAACAGTTGTGCTCCTGCCTGTACTGTCTCTGCTGCATTAATAGTTCTCCAAACTTTTTCTTCATGATTTTTAACAATATCTGTTCCGTTTGAGTGACAAATATAAGAATGACCCTCACATAATTTAAAACCTGTTTGACTTGTTACTTTAAATGTAAGTGAATTTCCTGCGTGATCAGTGCCATCAATCACAGAAAAATATTTTTCGATACTAGCTGGAAAATTTACAGTTCTATTTGCAGCAAGAGTCCCTGTAAATTTTAGTACCATGTTTCTTGCGTTTGATATACTACCGTTTGTCATTGCCAGTGTAACGTCATTTGACGCTACATCTATTTCTTGAAAACCTGCTATAGATTGTTGGACTAGATTAAGATTTGTATTTGTTTTAGTTCCCCAAGTACCAGCGTTTTCACCGGTTGCCATGAGCTCTAGTTTCAAATCTGTAGAAAATGTTGAAGGCATATCGTATTATAACTCCCCTAAGCTGCTATATCAACCTCAGTCCAAGTGTTTGTAACGTCTGGATCTACTTCATTCCAGGTATTTGTTACACTTGGATCAACAGCTGTCCATGTATTAGTGACTCCAGGATCTACTTCAGCCCAAGCTATAATTAATGGTGAATTAATGCTTGTAGTTAGCTGTATACCTGTCAGACTTACATTTGCATTAGCTTGTACACTTACACTACCAATATTAGTGGTTAAAGAACTACCAGTTACATCGACTGGAGTATTTAGGTCGACTGATGCATTACCAATATTGAGTGATAACTGTTGTCCAGTTACATTTACATTAGCATTTGCCTGTTGTGTTGTATTACCTAAAGATAATGTTAATTGGTTACCTGTAACAGTGACGTTCGCGTTACCGATTGTTGTGACACTTCCAACTGAAAGACTTAGTAATGAACCTATTGCATTAGCGTTTGCATTACCAGATATAATTGAGTTACCAATATTAGTTGTAAGTTGAGAGCCTGATACATTAACAGGTGTGTTTAAAGCAACACTTACACTTCCTATAGCTGAGGTAATTAAGTTTGATGTTGGAAATACATTTGCATTTGCTTGTGTTGTTGTATTACCCAAAGAAGCTGTAAGAGATATACCTGAAACAACAACTGTTCCCGGTGTACTTCCAGTTGATGAAAAGGCTGCGCCTGAAAATGAACTATGTCCAAAAGCCATGGTTACGCTCCTGGATCGATAATGTTATTGCCTTCTATCTTGGCCCATTCTTGTATTGCTTGATAATCTGTATTGTCTGGATTTAGTGGTACATTTGAAATTTTACCACTTAAAAATGTAACTTTATAATTTTCAAAGTTTCCATTATTATAAATTTTTTCTACTGTATCAATCATAATTATAACTCTGCACTTGCTTCCCAATGTACCGCTATTACATCTCCACTATTTTGATTTGTTCCAGCATTTGGTCTAATTGAAAAACCAGCTTCTGATGTATTTGACACTGCTGAAGCATTTGTAGTGCTATCTGTTACATTTCTAAAATTTCCAGATACTCCAGAAGTGGTTGAATAAGTTGAAACAGTTGGACTTGTTCTCATTGTTTGATAACAACGAACATCCCAATAATTTTGATTAGACGCATTTCTAATAATATTTGACCACAATGCACCATTATTAGTTACAGTACCTGGCGCAGAAGCAATATCATAAGATTTTTGATAATACCTTTGACATCTTGATAAATTTACATCAGTTGGCAAGAACTCAAAGTCGCTTGCAACTTGGCCTGCCTCTAACTGGACTCCAGTTATGTAAAATTCATTTGATGTGCTATCTAAAAAATTAACTTGATTAGACGAAGTTCTATGATTTGTTGTACTCCATTGGTCTTTTGCGTCAGTTCCTTGTGTAGAACTTCCATTCATTAAAAAAAACATGACTATTATACCTATTCCATTATCATTAGATATTGCACCACCAGATGATTGAACAACACTATTTGCTGGTATAGAAATTGAAAATTTTTGCCATGAAGTTGTTACACTAAATTCACTATAAAAATATGCAGATGTAGAATCGTTTTTTTGTAAATGAACACAATATGTACCAGTTTTATTTACTGCTTTTGCATAAAAACTTAATGTTAAATTTTCTGCATTTGATGTTCCATATTTTAAATATTGCAAATTTTGTGCTTCAATTCTTTGTTGTATTAAAAATTCATCTCCAGATGCTATTGAAGTATCAGTAGAAGCGCATTTTATTTTTAAAGAGGAAGAAAAACCTTTACCACTTGGGACATCACTAGATTGAGACATATCGTAAGTTCCACTTGATGTAAAACCTATTAAAAATCTATCTAAAGTTGGAAAACCATTGTTTGTATTTACGCCTGTAACACTTGTTCCACGTTGCGCTATGTCCATCCCGCCATTAATTATTATATTCCTAAAATTAACGCCTCTGACATCTGCGATTGCTGGGTTACCTATTCTTGTTATTGCCACTTATATTACTCCTTTGGGTATTTAGTCTTAACTGCATCTAAAGCCGTAAAGAATCCGCCACTCGTAGTTAGTGTA